CGGTAATATGAAATTTACGCAGAGCGGGCAGCAGAATTATTCCACAGCTAATGAGACTATTCCTGTAGGATACCGTCCTACAAACGTGAATACGCCGATTGTTTGCGGTAGCGTGAACTTTAGCTTGCTTGTATACGCGGTTTAATTCGGCATAGGATCATGCGTAATCCACGATGCGCCGATATGTACCCACCCGTAAGCATTTCCAAGTAAAGTTATCGTTCCGTCAGGTTTGATAAGCATATCCATTTTTTGATTGCCACCCCACGAGACAGCGGTAGTGGCGGTTGGACGATAACCAGTTGGGATAGTCTCATTTACTGTGACATTACCCAGATTCTGAACACTAGAACACGTGCCTTGACCACCAAAAGTTACAATGTCCCCCTCACGTGTGAGAGTGTAAGCGCCGCCAGTCTGGTAAGGCAATTGTTGGATTATGCTCTTGGTGCGGGTTACGGAATCTTGCAACGCCACTAAATCATCATTAGCTTCATTAAACGGACGCAAATATTTCGTATTCTCAAAAGCTGAAACAGAAGGCGTGAGTCCAGTCCAATGCACGACAGCGATAATCATATAGGATTCTTGCGGAGTATTGAGCAAACTTGTTGTAATTGGTGGTACGCCGATACCTTGGTTGACTGTTCCACGAATGACTGTAGCGGTTACCGTCTCGTTACCTGTAGGAGGGTTGCGCGGATAGGGTAAGCAGAGAAGGTCATCTCGTGTAGAGCCTGATGGTACACCGTTACCAATGTTGATGCTTTCTTGAACACTGATTTGTGTGTATCGTCCATTCCAAAGCCACTCCCCCACAGGGAGGTTAACGGTAGATGCTGAAGCTAATGCAGGTGTCCAATCTTTGGTCAGTAAATATTGACCATCCCCCATGATGCGCGCGTTTAAGTGTGCTTCATCGTCAGCAGTGACATGTGCGAGTGACTGTCGGCTTGTGATCATATGAATAGTCATAATCTACTCTCCTATTTTCTTAGTCATAAAATTGTCAAAGATTGTGTCTGTCCTAGGCATAATCTTGTTCCAGTCCGTCAGACAGGAGGCACATAATGTGACTTGTACTTCTGACTGGTTCGCACGCAAGAAACGCGGTTGTCCCCATTTTTCTTCTTGTGCCTGCTCGATTGTGATAAATTGCTTGATACCACATCGGTCACACTCGTATCGTGTTAAGCCTGCTTCAACACCCATTGTTAACCTACTTCCATGCTAAGGGTTTTGACACCCTTACTGATTTTGATGATGAGCTTGTTAACACTTGCACTAAACGTCATGCCTGTAGGCATATCAGTGATAGTGAAACTAGAATCCAACGGGTATTCACCGTCTGGTTCTTTGATTTGAATTTTTTCTCGCCCATCAATAATTTTTTGGAGTTGCTCTACTGCTGTTTCATTGATTTTGTCAGCAGCAATCGTATTCATCTCATATGTTTGTGTGTACCCCTCTTTCCAACCAGCAGGTTTACTCGTTACAACTTGTGAACCATCCCAATACGCGTGACCTATAGCACGGTTGCGTAGTTCTCCCTCACCGAGCGCAATCATGTGAGTAATGAACTTGTTTGCTCGGGTTGCTGTGTAGGCTACGTTGGCACTATTAATGGTTGTCGATTCGACTGGTACAAAGCTCAGTTCAATTTGAGCCGTATCCGTCATGCACAGTTGTATACGACAGTTTTGACTGCGTGCAAGCTTACGTAAACCTCGCCATACACTGCAGTATCGTTCAAACTGATAATTGACAGTGATACTCGGAATAGTTCCTACTATGATTTGAGTTGATAAGCCCGTATCAGCCAGAAGCTTGTGTAAACCTGTTTTCAGGTTCGCATTCATAATGTAATAGTCCTGTCCTGTCGCGGGTTGGACTATGCGCTTATCGAGAATACCTTGAAGACTTGTACCCTTATATGTGATGGTATAGTAGCCATTCTTATAGGTGGATTCGATAGTATCGACGAACCCCGCTATATCAGTGGAATTTTCAAGACGGAACGCTGTAACATCCGTATTGGTGTTCTTAGCGTTCTCGAGCGTGAGTTCGAAATCATTCTCTTCATTACCATACGCATAGTCCAGTGTGAAACTATCAGTTTGAGCAAATGGCTCAAACACTGCTCCACAATACAAGATTATGCGTTGTACTGTGTTTTTTGCCATGTTGGACTTCCTGACGTTTCATGAACCGTGGCATCAAATACAAAGCCTCGTGACCATGCGACTGTATTTGTTCCTGTTTTGAGCTGTGCGAAAATATCTTCGCCGGGTTTCATAACCGCTTTCGCGAATACGTTCGTTTCCGTCCCTACAGCATCGATAAGAGTGACCGTTCGGTTCAAACCATCAACACGAAGCACACCGTTAAGGGGAACAGTAGTATTGACAGTGTAGATATTGTTGCCAATCGTGATACTTGGGTTAGCAACTTGCCCATATATGATGAAACTTATTGGCGCGTCTGAGAGTGTATCTACAGTAATATCGCGCGCATAGTCGAACTGTTTTCCATAATTCATCGGGTAATTATGAGGGTAGTTAAGCCACTCATCATCGTCTACACTCGTGTAGCTGGTCGTGAAGTTCGTTGTCTTGTCACGATGCCATTGCCCGGCGAGGAGTACTGCGATCAGTTTCAATGCGAGGAGTACTGGCGTAACCGTTTCCGCAGTAGTTTTGACCAGGTATGCTGATTGTTTCCAATCATCAATCCTTAATGTTCCAGGAGTACCATTTTCAACATCACGCGTGTACGCTTGCTCGAGTTCAACCATGCTCTCATAACTTGTCGTTGTCAGAGTAAAGGTTTCTTCTCGAGCAACACGGGTCACGCCAGTAATATCATGTGTTCCTAGCGAATACGACCATATATTACCGCGTAATCCTAATGCTGTTCCAGCGTAGATAAGCTGCCCATCCATAGAATATTCTTTCTGTGTAGATGGACTGAAATAAGCAAGACGATTCATCTTGCCACTTCCTTTCCTATTCTTTTAGAACACTTTTTCACCATTCATCAACCGTTTCAAATCACGAAGAGACAAATCCGTCTCTTGCCCATTCTTAAGCAATGGAAGATAAAACTCGAGCAGCGCAATAAGACGGTCAAACTTATCCGAAACAACACCATTCACCCCTGCATGACCATTGGACGCATAACCATTACCTGCGAACATGGTGGCTTGTAGTTGTGGTGTGTATGTCAGTGGTGTTGGCTGTGTGCTGGTGATGGTAGTGTTGAGGCGTTGCATGGCGTTTTTGACGCTGTTTCGTGCTTGGTCGATACCTTGGGCGATTCCTTGTGGAATGTAGATACCGATTTGGTCGCGCATGACTCTCGATGGCGAGTGGATACCGAGCATTTGTTTGAGCCAGTCTGGGATCATGTTTCCTAGTCCGCCAACAATTTTTTTGACGGTGTTGAGAGCACCGTTGATACCGTTGATGAGACCATCGATGATGTTGCGTCCAATACCTGTCAACCAGTCTCCTGCACCTGTGAAGACGCCTGTAATGGCGTTTTTGATACCACTGAGGACGTTGCCGATGGTGTTGATGTAGTTGCGTAGTGAGGATGTCAGCCCATTCCATATGCTTTGGAAGATGCCTGTGATGGCGTTCCATGCTCCTTGCCAGTCGCCTCTGAGAATGGCTGTCATGGCTTCCATAATTCCAACGATGACGTTGCGGGCTGTGATGAAAACGATTTGGATGCTTGTCCACATTCCGCTAGCAATACTGGTGATGATGGTGACGAATCCAGTCCAAATGGTTTGAATGGTGTTAACGATGAATGTCCATGTGCCGGTAGCAATGGCGGATATCGTATTCCATACGCCTGTCAGGTAGGCTTGTACTCCTGCCCATACGAGCGTAATAGTGTTGACGATACCATTCCATACTGTTTGTGCGATGGTAGAAATTGCTGTCCAAGCAACGGTGAGCACAGTTTGGATACCCGTCCATACGAGTGTGAAGAACTGTGCTATAGGTGTCCATACTGCTATTGCTACAGCGCTAATCGTCTGCCAGACAACGGTGAGTGTGGTCACAATAGTATTCCATACTATGTTAATACCTGTGGCAATGGTTTGTAGGATTGGCTGTATAACACCCCACACGGTAGTCCACAAGCCTGTTACAGCGTCAATATACGCACTGAAGAGTTCCTGCGCCGCATCAAACACTGGTTGCAGGAAAGCAAGGAAGCCTTGCCATGCTTGAACAATCGTGTCAATGATTGGTTGGAAGAACGCTCCCACCGCGTTCCATGCTGCTTGGATAGCATTAACAGTAGTGTTCCATCCGTTAACAATCGTGTCGCCAGCATTTTGGAACCAAGCGACCACAGCATTCCATGCATTCTGGATAGCAGAAGCTGCACTACTAAACCAGCTCACCACCGTATTCCATGCCAAGACAATACCATTGCACATTGCCTGCCAAACTTGCTGCCCTGTCTTCGTCTGTGTGAAGAAATACACAAGACCAGCAACGACCGCTGCGATAGCAGCAGCCAGAAGCCCCCATGGCCCCATTCCGAGTGCTGACGATAAGCCAGTCAAACCCGCTTTCAACGTTGGTAGAACACCGCTCGCATTCTTCATAGCAGTAGCAACTCCACTCATGTTGCCCATGAATTGAGTAACGCCACCAGTACTGCCCATAACAGTGAGCGCGTCATGTATCTTGCCAAAAGCGTTAGATGCTCCTGCACTCATCTCAATAGCAGTATTGAGAGTGCTAGTAAACTTCCTCATATTGCCCACAGCAGTGCTTACAGCATTCACCGTCTTCAACGCTACGAAACCGCCACCAATAGCGATGAGAGCGTTCGCTGCAACATCGCCATGCTGCACAAACCACTGCAAAGTGTCAGCAAGATTTTTAATAATGTTTGCCGTGGTTTCAGGTGGAGCGAGCGCGCTTATACTACTTCCGATGCCTTGTGCTTGGCTGATGAACCCTTTGAGAGTGTCTGAAAGCGTATTCCATAGGTTCATGAAGGTTTGTGCTGCCCCGTTGGCTTGAAGCGCCGCCCAGAGGTCTTTGAGATAATTTTTGACTGTGGTGACGGCGTTTGCTGCAGTGTCTCCCCATCCGTTGAATTGACTGGAAAAGTTATTGATGCCATTGGCAATGTCGTTGACACCTACTGCCTCAATGACTTTCTGCACAGCTTTGGATACACGGTTTTGCATGTTGGTCATCGCCGTGCCAATACCTTGCGTGGAGGCTCTTGCTTGGGCTTCGAATGAGCCTAAACCGTTCACCCCTTTCGTGTTGAGTTGAATGAGAGCATCATTGAACTGGTCAAAACTGACCTTGCCAGTTTTCATAGCATCATACAAATCATTTTGGTTGTGACCTGCACCAAGTAGTGCTACGGCGAGCTGGTTGAGCTGTCCCGGCATGGCATCCATCATGCTTCGCCATGCTTGCATGTCCACTTTCCCCGCTGCGAGCATTTGCGTATACTGTTGCATAGCGTTTGACTGTGTTTGCATAGGCTTACCACCTGCAAGCAAAGCATTATTCAACGCCAAGCTAATGTTGGTTGCTTCGTCAAGACTCGAGGTTAACGGTGCCAGCTGTGTAACCATACCTGTCACATCACTCATTGTGGTAGGCAGACCGTCGAGGTTCTTGCTAATCTTCTTAACACTTGCTGCAGCATCCTCAGCTTTATACCCAAGATTTTGCATGATAAGCGGAAAGTTATTCATCGCATCAGCACGACTGACAGCGCTACCAATACTGCCACTGATAGTGCTGAAAGCTTTATTAGCTATCGAGGAGGCTACACCAATAATTGTTCCCTGGACTGCTGCGAACCCCTTAGAGAAGCCACCGCCTGCATTATTGCCTGCAGACAGTGCAGCAGTCTTCATCATAGAACCACCAAAAGTGCTCTTAATAGACGCACCCACCCCTTCCATACTCGGAACGATAGGCACATAAGCTTTCGCGAGCAGGATTCCATCTGTCATTGTTGTTGTCCTTGATAGTAGTTGTGTGCTTGGTTGAATTTTTCTATGGTCATGACGGCGACTTGTTGCCCAGCTACAGTATGTGGTATAGCTTCCGTGTTGTCACTATTGGTTTGTCCTGGTAGTGGTATTTGTGGCGGTTTTGCTGGTCGCTCATCTGGAGTACTGTTTGCCCACATGTAGCCT